CGCCTTGGAGCGCTTCTGGTATTCCCATATGATAAAAGATTTTGAGCATGGCAGCTACTGTCGATGCAGAATCTTCTTTATCCATGGCAACAGCCTATACATATCGACTGTAAATATCAATACATACAAGTGCGTAATCTTTGAGTCCATACTTCTTATATTCGTCAGGTTTACCAAAGATGTGAATCCACAAAGGCCTAAGTATCATAACATCCGCTTGAAATATAACTCGAGGCTTTCTGGCAAAAATCGTTCTATAAGTCCTTGGGTATCTCCACTCTCGGAGTGCTAGTGGTTTCCTGGTGGTCATTGTTTTTGGATAAATCACAAGAAGAACAAGCACAATGACTTTTACATCGTCTTATGGCTGTAATGGTATGAACCAAGATTCTTTCAATGACAAGCGCGCCTACAGCAGCTAAAGTAACAATGTCCATTTTAAAAGAGACTAGTTTTTAAAATTTCCTACCATGGCCGCCACGCCAGCGATGCTTCGTACCATTCTGCCCACGTTGGATCTTGAAGATAATATAACACCCAAGAATATTGTCGCGGAATCTCCTCAAGAATTTCGTATTGTTCCTTATCCAGCGACGTCGTTCTCGCAGTCAAATGCCGTGTGGAATATTATCCCACTTGCACCGACGACGATTATCTCGCGATATGTTCGTGTTCGCATGCAGTTGCAATTCAGCATCACCGGTCAGATCAAAAACTTTGCCAATTCTGGTGATGCCTATGTGATTAACTCACAATTCGCGGGCCTTTGCCAGTATCCATTGCATCAGATGATTGCGACCTTGACGATTACGCTGAATAACCAAGCCATTACGATTCGACCTTCGCAGTTGTTCGATAAATTTGGGCATTACAACTTTGATCGCGAAACACAGAAATCAACGATGAGTTCGACGCCGTGCTATCCAGAACAAGCTGCAGACTATCAGATGTTGACAGGGCGTATAACTTCAGAGTTTGCGTTGTATGGAAGCTCTGTGGATCATATATCTCGGCAACACACCGCCGTGTTGACATTCACCAGCAATCCATTATTGAATGGCCCCAATGCTTCAGGGACGGCACAGTTTGTTGCAGAATTTACAGAGCCGTTGATGACTAATCCCTTGATTTTTGATCGCGAATGGTGGCGAAAACCTGGGATTGCTCATATTACGAACTTTACGGTGAACATGTCGTTTGATCCTATTGGGCTTCAGCGTGTATGGCGACAAGCATTCAATGATTATGTGAATTACACGAATATTCAAGTGACGATTTTACAACCAGTGCTATATTTAGCTTACTACACGCTGCCAACGTACATGAGATCCCACCATCCTTGTCTTATCCATACACTGCCGTGCAGAATTTTGTGTATAATTTTGCTCAGAGTTATAATAGTCTGCAGTCATTCACCTTAACATCGAACACGATCCAATTCCAATCGATACCTCATCGTTTGTATATTAGCGTTTCGAAGGCTTATAATACAAAAACCATTAATGATCCCGATGTATTTCTTCCGATTACAGGTATCAATATTACTTGGGGCAATGTTTCGGGTGTTTTGAGTACTTTGTCTCAGTACGATTTATGGTTATTGTGTGAAAAGAATGGGCTCAAGCAATCATGGCCCATGTTCTCAGGACAAAACATTAATATTTACGCAAAAGCTTTGGATACAGGAAATTCCTATAATATGCTTGTTCGAGGACCGAGTGCTCCCTTATGTTTAGAGTTTGGAAGCGATATCCAATTGTTGAATGAAGATTATCCTGGAAAACAGGGTACTTGGAACTTCCAAATTCAGGTGAATGCCTTCAACAGCACCTATAATCCTGTAACTCCACAGCTCGATATTATTGTGATCTACCATGGCAACATGACGATTGCCGGTGGATCGGTGACATTGCAAACAGGCCTCATAGCACCTGGAGCTCCCATTCCAGGATTAGCGAAGACCACCTTCCCCAAAGAAACCGATTTCTATTCGGGTGGTAAGTTTGATCTTGGTAGCATTCTGTCCAGTATCCCCGGTCGTATTTTCCGCGGCCTTAATGGTCTCGTGAGTGGGCTGTTGTCTCCCGAAGAAGGAGAACACCCCGCCTTCAAAAAGATTCGAAGTGCTGTGAAATCGGTTCCTAGTATTTCGCGACAAATCGCCGCATTACCTGAAGCTGAGGAAGAAGATTAAAGTATACATGTATAGTACATGTATATTTCTGCTTTGTTCAAAATCCCCATACCAGAATCATAAAGCTATCATTGACAATAGGTGTTTGGGAATCATTTCCAAGGACTGAAAAATTAACGACAATACCAGTACTTGTGGGATTTATGGAAAACGAATAATTTGCTTTAGCTGTGCTCAAAACTGCATAGAAAAGTTTATAAATCTTGGAGTTATCATCAAATGGTTGAGGAAATGGAATATCACTCGTAACTCCTAAACCAGTGGATGTTGTAAAACCACGAACAACGAGAACATATGTTTTTAATTCAACACCTTGAAGATTTGGTACACCAGCAAAATTAAATACCTGATACCAAGTAAATGCGCCACCAGTTACATTCCCACCTTGAAAATTCCCACCAGTAAGGGGTGGTATTGGAAGGTAGTTAAGATTAGGTAGTTCTGTTCTTTTTACAAAGAAATTGCTTAATGGAACTAAGGTAAAACTTTCACCAACTGACATGATTGCTTACGATTTTACATTAATACAAACTCCTAAAGTATAGTTTTAGACTAACGCTTTCTCCAGGATTCAGCTCAAGTTCATGAATCTCCTGATCGCTCGATTGCCACAAGAAATCAAAAGACAAGCGATCCAAGAGACCATCCGACAGTAAGTCGATCCAACGAAATTCAACCGTCGGAAAGAAGATAAGACTGCTGTTTTGTAATCCGAACTGGTTGACATCGGGTCGAAAATCGATGAGAATCGGCAATGTACTGATATAGCTTAGTGGATTACTAGGATTAAACACATTCTGCTGTGTACTTTGAGGCAATGTTTCTTGCCGTACCGGCAAATTGCTGGTGACAATGACCGACTGCAACTGATTGAAGCGATAGTCTGATGAGTATTCTTGAGGTATATTAATCGCTTCTCCAGCAATTTGCCATTTTGGAAATTTGTTGACCGTTGTTTGAACAGGCGGTGAATAGAGCACCGAATTGTCTGGAACATAGTATCTCAGCATGTAATTGTTCTCGTCAATCTTCTGAAATGGAAATCCACTAATAAACTTGTAAATTCCACGATTGACAAAGATGTGCGCGGAACCATTGTATTCAGCAGGTACTACAAAATGCATAAGCTTTTCTTGGGGCTGATAATACAAATAGGGCGGACGCCGCGCATCTGATCCATTAATATGACTGACCATAGCACTGTGACAAGCGTTGATCAAGGGATTCAATAGAAATTCGAGAAAATCTCCAATGTATGATGATAAAAATCCTCCAGTATTTGTTCATGTTTCACTATGTGTTGCGGTGCTAATGGTCACTTGAAATTCTGTACCTTGGAGATTATACGGTGGAAATACGGTCGTTAGTGGACATTGGAATCGCAAGATCGTGAGTTTGTAATCGCTCATCTTTCTCAGAATTGGCTTTTCCAAAGGAACATCGATTCTCGCTCGAATCTTCTTTCCAGCATCGGTGGGATTATACAACGACAGATTCACCACAATATTCTCTTTAGATGGTTGTTGATACGAAAAATTCAGCATGGTGTCGAGATTTTTTATTGGTGGCAAAATCTCAAAGGTTGAATTATCGAATATCGATTTGCAGTCGCTGGTGCCCAAAGTCACCTCGAAGCCGTTTAGTATCCACAAGTATTCGGATCTTACGTTTGATCACCAATTTACCTATTGGACGATTTTGCTGTACCAATATCCTGGGCAGATTGGGCATTGGACGCTGATCAAGTGTGATCCCGCGAAGAAGATTCTCTATTTCTTTGATCCTTATGGAAGTATGCCCGACAAGCAATGGCCTTATCTCGAGAATCCGCAGCTCTTGCCCGAGCCTTATCATATGCTGTCCGCGATCATTCAGCGATATATGCTCTCGGATGGATATCGATTCTTCTTCAACCACTACAACATTCAAGGGACTATTCGAAACGGCGATATTCGAGATTCGGAGTACGGTGAGTTTGTGGTGCTACGAATACTCTACGAAGACCTATCGGATGCTCAGTTCTATTCGCTGTGTATGAAGTTAGGCGGACATCGTATCTTTAAAATCGTAAAGGAAATCGATAAAGGAAAAAGTTTGCATTAGTGCGGATGTTTGCGAAAACTCTGTATCTCAAACATTACAGTTATTTCCTCGACGATCCCGATATTTTCCAAATCTTTTTTCCAGGAACCAATCGCAGTACACGCGAATCGAAACATAACGATGTTATTGTCATTAGCGGCAAGAAAGGCAGTGGAAAAACCGAACTTGCCAAATTTATGGCCTATGTCTATCACGAGAAGCTTTTAAAGAATCGTGTCATCATCTTTAGTGGCATTAAAGACTTGTATAACGATCTACCTTGGGCCATTAAGGTCGATCTCAAAGAAGTGGAAAAAGAAGAACAACAAAGTAGAGGCGATTATTCGGGTGTACCCGATGCCTCCGAGTTTCGAGACAGCTTGGTGATCTTTGACGATACGGCAAAAATGCCGAATGCCAAAATCGAGAAAATGTTGTATCAGCTGACCAATGTGCTCGCACAAAATGGAAGAAATTTTGGGACCAATGTTATATGCATCCTTCATCAAATAAACAAAGGACTGCAAAGCACTACGCTGTTACGAGAAGCGGATACCTTCGTCATTTTTCCAAGGAGCTATGACATGAACACTTTCAACACACTCGTTCGTCATCTTGGATTTTCAAAAGAAGATGCTCAGGTCTTGTATGCTCAGAAAGACAAGTGGTTTATTCTTATTCATCAGACGATTCCGAGCTGTGTCTATCTCGGGACATCGATGAAAAAGATAAATCTTTAAAATAAAACATTGGTGAAAATGGACCCTGCAACCATTGGTCTTTTGATCAGCATTGCACCAACAGTGCTTGATTTGTTGTTCGGTGAAGGTCATATAAAGAAATCGTTACATCCACAAAGACACTCATCTAAAAGCATGTACGGTTACGGTCTCGAAGGTTACGGTGAAGGTTATCGATATCCTGCCTTAACTGGGCCATATGTAAGATTGCCTTATCAAACAAAATATGGTATCATTGAAAAAACCGTTCAAGTGCCTAGCAAGAAATGGGCGGCGGCTTATTTTTTGAATAAAAGAGCAGTAGCAAATAATGAATGGGTCAAATTCATGAGATCCAAAATGGATGAGCTTCGCAAAGAATACTATGATAAACAAGGAAAAAAAGTACCTGAAAGAGTTCAAAGAATACGACATAAACTTATGCTTGAAGCCATTAAACGAATTCCCGAACTTGCTGCTTTAGAAGGACTTACTGAAGAAGATCTTATTAAAGCATATTATGAAGGAGCTATTCCACGAAGTAGAAAACAAAAGACAAGATTACTCCAAGTTTTAGAATTGCCAAAAAAATAGAGAGCGTTGGGCAGGAAGTCCTGCCCGAGGGTTCTGAAACAGCAACCACTCTTTCAGAACCTTCAACCAGATACTATTCATTAGAAGAACCTCAACAGCTTACTCAACTTTTTCAACAACCCCTATTACCCGATTCATGGTATAAAGCGCGCGTAGAAATCATTCGAAAATTGTATCCCGAACTTTCAAGACATAAGAAAACAAAAACAAAATCGTGG